TCAAATAAGTTTTGCCTGCCCTGCCAGATACAGCATTCCTACTGCCGCACCGCAAAGTGGCAGGAGCAGAAACAGCATCCGGGCAAACTGACCCAAAAGCGCGCCTGTGCTGGGGGCCTGTCCTCCGCGCCCGAAGGCGGCTGAACAGAGCCTTCCGCTTACCTGCAGTGCGGATGCACCGAACGTGCACAGCGTTCCGGCCGCAAGGGATGCAGGGATACCGCAGACGCAGAGCAGCACAAATGCTGTCCGTGGGTTCAAATCCACAAGCAGCCTGGACGAAAGCAATCCGGAGCCTGTCCCATACAGCATCGTAAAAAGGAAGATGGGCAGCGGCCCCAGGGCGGAAAGCCCCAGGAACAGCACTGCCGTCAGTGCACCTGCCACAGTGAAAAATTCCGTTCGGAACAGGCGCACTGCCCCGGCGGCATCCTGCACAGAAAACAGGCTCTGCCAGCAGTTCAGGTAATAGGAAAGCGTTTCAGCATCGCCTGCCACACAACGCGCTGCCGCCACACCTGCCAGAAAGGTCCCCAGAAGGTACGCCGCCGCCAGAAGGATAGTTTCCCTGCTCAGCTTGCTTCGGCGCACAGCGGCTCTCTCCGGTGTGTTTCCGTACCTTTCAGAGAACGTTGCCGGGATGGATTGCCTTTCTTCCTGCGCTGTCTCAGGAAGAACTCCACCGTTCTTCTGTTTTAGCTGCTCTTCCTGTGCTGTCGGCATGATCGCTTCGGGCAGTGCCTTTGCCGCTGCGGTTTCCGGTGTTTCCTGATAGACCCACATACTTCCCTGTCCTCCTGTTTTTCTGCTGTAAATTCTCAATGCCGGTGCCGTTCTGTACGCAGGATGCTGAATACCCCGCCCAGACAGCCAAAAACGAATACCAGTGCAAAGCGGGTCAGCTGCATTTCCGTTGGTTCAATGCCCTCCGAAAGACCGAACCCCAGCAGAAGTAGAACAAACAGTCCGCCCTGTACAGCACCGCAGATAAGGCCTCTGCTGTGATAGAAAAACGCCATGAGCCAGCCGCTGCAAAAGCTCCCGGCACAGACAATGGCACTGACCATGGGCCAGGCAGTGCTCTGCGCAAGGCTCTGGTTTGCCATCAGGTAGGCCAGCCCGGCCATGCAGGCGGCGGTGAATATCCCACCAATGCCGAATGCAGCCAGTGCTTCCAGGATGGGTAACTTCTTCTGTTCCAACATAAAAACCCGCCTCCCTGCACTACTGTATGCAGAGGGGCGGGTAAAAAAGACCTTGCTTTTAGAGATTACTTCTTTGCGTTGGCAGGAGCATTGTCCATGTTCAGCTTCTCAACAGAGCTGATCGCATTCTTGGTGAAGCGGATCTTCACACGGTCGGAACCGGTCTCCAGAACAAAGGTGTCATCCTTGATGGCGACCACACGGCCAACAATACCGCCGATGGTCACGACCTGATCACCGATCTCCAGAGCTGCACGCATGGCAGCATCCTTCTTCTCCTGCTTTTTCTGGGGACGATAGATCATAAAGTAGAGCAGGACCAGCATCAGAGCCAGGGTGAAGAACAGGCTGATATAGCTTTCAGTGGTAGTAGTCAGAAATTGCATGGGACAAAGTCTCCTCTCAAAATTCAGATAAACTCATTATAACCGCTTCTGCTCCCTCTTGCAAGGGAAAAGCATGAAAAAGCTCAAATTCTTGTATCCAGCAGCTTGACATAACGGTCATGGAAGGCGGTAAAGGTGCCTGCATCCAACTCATCGCGGATACGCTCCATCAGGTGGTTGTAGAACCACAGGTTGTGCATAACGGCCAGACGCATGCCCAGCAGCTCCTCTGCCTTGAACAGGTGGCGGATATAGGCACGGGAGTAGTTCCGGCAGGCCGGGCAGCCACAGGTGGGGTCAATGGGGCGCTCGTCACGCTCATACTTTGCGTTCTTGATATTGATGATGCCGCCCCAGGTGTTCAGGTGTCCATGGCGGGCATTGCGGCTGGGCATGACGCAGTCAAACAGATCCACGCCGCGGGAAACAGCCTCGATCATGTTGCCAGGGGTGCCGACACCCATCAGATAGCGGATCTTATCCTTTGGCATATAAGGCTCCACCTCGCTGATCATCTCGTACATCACCTCAGCAGGCTCACCCACGGCCAGACCGCCGATGGCGTAGCCGTCCAGCTCCAGCTCCGCAATCTGCTTCATGTGCTCTACACGAAGGTCAGCAAAGGTGCAGCCCTGATTGATGCCGAACAGCAGCTGGTCGGGGTTGGTGGCCTTGCCCTCCTGCTTCAGGCGGGCCATCTCAGCCTTGCAGCGCTTGAGCCAGCGGGTGGTGCGCTCACAGCTGGCTTTGGAGTACGCGTGCTGGGCAGGATTCTCCACACACTCATCAAAGGCCATTGCGATGGTGGAGCCCAGGTTTGCCTGGATCTGCATACTCTCCTCCGGGCCCATAAAGATGCGGTGGCCGTCCAGATGGGAAGCAAAGGTCACGCCTTCCTCCGTGATCTTACGCAGCTTGGACAGGCTGAATACCTGGAATCCGCCGCTGTCGGTCAGGATGGGGCCGTTCCAGCGGGTAAACTTGTGAAGACCGCCCATATCGGCTACCAGCTGATCACCGGGACGCAGATGCAGGTGGTAGGTGTTGCAGAGCATTACCTGGGTGCCGATCTGCTGCAGATCCTGCGCGGACAGACCGCCCTTGATGGCACCGGCGGTGGCAACATTCTGGAAGGCAGGGGTCTGCACCGTGCCGTGCACGGTCTTGAACTCACCCCGCCGGGCGTTGTGCTCCTGCTTGAGCAGCTTAAAAGTGGTCAAAGAAGGCATAAGTTTTTTTCCTTTCTGTGTACGGAAAACAGCCGTACAGCCTTGTGCCGCCGGGCAGGCGGCAGGTTCAGAAGTGGTGGATACCGAGCTGCCGAAACGGTTCCGGCAGTGTTTTGGGCTTTTGGGAGAGCGGGTGCTGAGGGATCACAGGATCAGCATCGCATCCACGATACTACCGGGAAGCGTGATACCGGAGTGGAAAGTATCGAAAATACGCACGTTATCTTTCTTTCTGGGCTTAAAAAGGCATCGTGTTATCATCTGGACTAGCTCCAGAAAAAGAACCCCTTGCGGGGGTCTTTCAGTTTACTGGAGCATCATTTCAATGTTCAAAATATCAACGGGGTCAAGCAATCCGATTTTCTTTTTGAAGTCAGCCTCATTGAGCCGCAGACGTTTTTGAATCCGAACGGTTGTAGGCTTCCGCAGTCCGGCGTTCTGCCAGCGGATGAGCTCGTACTCTCCTGCTCTTGGCGGATGGCTGGTCATCTTCAGACAACAAATCGGGTATACCGTGTCCTCGTCAATTACCAAGACCGGGCGGATTTTTCCACCCGGAACGTCCTCATATTGGACATAGGCCAGATAAATCTCCCACTTCCTCACAGGTACGCCTCCCATTCGGAATCTTCTTCAGGGTCATACCAGTCGGACGGCAGTTTATCGACAGTTGGAATCTGCTCGAACAGCTTGCCAGCGCGAGGAACGGGATTCTCCTCAAAATACTTTTTCATGGAAGCCTGAGTGATTTCCTTTTCATTTGCTGCACACGCGCTGCTCCACGGCGTCCCAGCCTTGTGGGTCATACTAACAAGTGCGCTTCCGGTGTACTTGCCGAACTCGCGCATTACATCGGTGAGCGTGTCCAGTTCCTCAGGGGAAAAGACCGTTCCACTGTAATCATCGCCAGTCTTCGAGATTGGATTCTTACCGCATACGCTGTACCGGTGGTAAATGGTGGGTGTTACCGGGCCGAGTTTCCACGCTTCGATTTTTTCATCAAACAGAGGCTCCCCAGTTCTGGCCAGATGACAGCCCTGCGCATAATACAGCAGCTTGTTCAGCTTTAGATTTGTGATTTGGTCATCTGTGCTGTTATTGCAGACGTCAATAAAGAAGTCAGCAACATCGTAGACATTTGCCATTTTGCTTCCCTCCTTCTATCTATTATTCTACCAAAGAATCATGTGGTTTTCAATCAGTTCTTTATTATATTAGTAAAAAAGTTACCATCTTGGCACAAAAAAGCCCTGAGCGCGATAACGCCCAGAGCCACTGTTATGTATGGAACTCAGTTATAGCAGGTATATGTCACGCCAGCAAAATCCCCCGTTGTGAGTACGCATTCGCCGTTCTTCCACATCTCCTCAGCTTTCAAGCGAGCCTCATCCCAGCTTGCAGCTTCAATCGGAAAGACTTTGCGCAGGCTCTCGATGATTGCCACGTTGAACACCCGGACTCTTGCAGGGAGAGCGTTGGCGGCACGAGTCATCAAACCGTTGAGAATCAACTCATCTTTTTGCAGGGATTCCAGTTCTCTCTCATCGCCGTCCTTTTTGCTGAGATTGTCTGCAAGCAGCTCCTCGTTCATCTCTTGACAAAGCTCGATGCAGTCTAGGATAGTGTATGGCTCATCTTCGGCAGAATCCCCGTCCTGCGTATCACAGAGAAGCAGCTCAAAATCCTCAGTCATTTTGAGGATGTAGCCGTGGTCATCCAAGAGCTTGAGCACAATCCAAGCCTCAATAGATGCCATCTGGAGGCCCTGCCGGGCGGCTACTGCCGCCAGCTGCTCCGGGTATTCGATTGTCTTTGTTTTTTCGTTCATTGTGTTTAACCTCTCATCAAAAGTGATTTCATGCACGACCATGCAGCTCGAAGATGAAACTTCATCCCAGAGATAAGAAGCGTTCTTCTAAACTTTCGTTCTCGCTTTCTTTCCATATAGGAACGGATGTACTTGATTTGCTCCTCATCCTCGTACTGCTGCTCCTCAGCGTCAAAATTTCGCATAGTTGACATCTCCCCCTCTCAAATCGTGATTTTGTCCAACCGCAGCAGGAGTGAGCAATTCCCATAGCTGATGCCGAGCTCTTTGGCTTTTTTGACAACCTGAGAGATGCTGTACTTCGGTTCCGGCCTTTTGACCAGCAAAAGCTCCTCTAGCCGTTTCGCTTCTATCGCTTCCTGCTTCCGGCGTTCAGCCTGAGCCAGACTACGTTCCAGATAATACTCACGGTGCTTGAGGTAGGATTTATGAGATTGCTCGGCCTGTCGTTTCTTCGAGCAGTCAGGGCAGAACTTCTGGCGGTTCTTGGCATTTGGTATGTCCCGACCGCACATCTCGCACTTTGGGGTGCTCATCTGTAAATCCTCCCGCTGTCCTTGTCCATGAAGACGATACGGCCAACAACCTCATACCCGGCAAGGTCTGCCATCTGCTTTATGACCGATACCAGAGTGCCGATGGCTTTCATCCGGGCGGCTTCAGCCTGTTCCTCCTTGCAGATGTTCTTCCATGCTGAGTGCGGTGTGGGGTCATTGTAGTGTTCACTATTCTTTATGTCCATCGTTTGTACCTCTCAGCTATCAAGAATCAAAATCGGGAAAAGCCAAAACGGAAACCACAAGCACCACGCTATGAATCTATCTTTCAAGGAAACGGCAAGATTCTCTTTTCCAATCTCCTTGCAATCTTTCCGCCAAATCAGATAGAAAGGGGTGAAGAAAACCAGTTGCAGAAAGACAGAACACAGTTCTAAAAAGACCCATGCTTTTACACCCACGTTTGCACCTCCTTCAGTAGAGAATAGGAATCAGTAAGAAAAGCAGCGGATATGTCTGCCCGGTTACGATAATGGCCGTGACAACCGCAGCTCCAACAGCTAGCCATTCGGCGGTTTCGGACATTTCAGCCCACATTAGTTTTTCCCTCCGTTTCAAGGTCTTTGTACGTTTTTTCCATCATCCGCTCTGAAAAATACAGCGCTTCAGCCAGTCTTCCCTCAACAATCATTCGCTCGGTGCAGGGCGGAAATTTGGAGCATTCAAACAGCGCTTTTCTGACCGCATCACGAAATCCATCACTTGCAATGCTGAGGTCAAACATTTCTTTACGTGTCATTCTGCTTTTTCCTCCGGCGCTACAGGCAACGGCATCCAGAACGGAACGTCCACAGGGTGAAAAATTGCATTCTCCCAATATGTGATGTCAACGTGTTTGACTGCGGCTCCCCAAACAATGATTCTTCCGAGTCTGTCAGCATCCGCTTCTGTCGGCGGGTCATACTTGGAATTTCTCCAGCATTGACCGGCCACTTCCTGCGGGGTAGCTTCTGGTTGGGTGTCGATATAGTTCTCCACATCCCGTAATGTGTGGATATGGCCTACCTTCATGCCCATGCGCAGGAACTCTTTCAGCATCTCAGCTTCAAGATACCGTTTCTTACTCATAAGGCGCCGTCCTCCTCTGCCTCAGCAACGTAGCACCAGCTCTGGGGCGGCTTGCTCAAACAGCAGCCATTGATTGCGCAGGTCGGTGGGAGCATATAGCTTCCAGACGGCTGATAATGCTCGCAGCTCTCATTCCCGCAGACATCGGTTCCGTTCATGCCTTGAAAATTGAAGCGGACGAACTCGTGCAGATTGCGGGGCTTATCGTAGATTTTGAGGTTGGAAATATGCCAACCATGCAGGTCTTTCATGTCGGCATAGTTCATACCGATATCCCAGTCGGCGTATTCCTTCACTTGCTTGATACTGAGGCAACTTCCAGTAATTGCTGTTTCAATATCTTCTTTGACGACGCAGAGCTCGGGGCCGATGCGCCGGATGTCATCACAGGTAAACTCACCAATAACCATCTGGGTATTACCGCGTATGCTGTCCGGCAGTAGCTTATTGAACTTTACGAATACAGGCTTTCCGTGATGGATTTCGCCGTCCATCGTTTCTTCGCCATCCTTGAAAATGGTGATGAGTTGCTGCGGAGCTTTTGTGCAGTAGATGTACACCTTGAACGGCGTTTCCAACTTCGGGCGGGTCTTGCGCACCTCAATGGTTTTCTTGCCCCGCACAATGAGGTCGCACCACTCAGGCCGAATGCTGATGAGGACTGCTTTATTCATTTTCTTCCTCCTTTGGAGCTTCAGGGTATGGCATCCATGCAAAAATGTCATTATCATCGTAAATTCGGTCCCAGACATATTTCCAGCGGTAGACCGTTTTACCCCGAATAACAGCACGTTCATAAATCATCGGGCTGGACTTCTTGCTGCCCCTTTTAGCTGCTATTACAGATACATGAGCCCATGATTTTTCATCGCCCGGAATATCAGGCATTCTGTCCGCAGTTCTTACCCACTGGTTCCCCAGCTCAACCGTAGGAGCCTCGCTCACCATATCGGCATAGTATTCAGCGGTGGATTCACATTCGTTGGTTGCCTCATATCCAACACGCTTGGCGAACTCTCTGATTTCAGCTTCAAGAGGAATAGCGTTGATAAGGCGTTGTTTGCTCATATTGGCCCCTCCTCAAAAGTCCCAACTGTCAGGAACGCCAAGACGGCACTCACCATCGCCGTTGTTGCTGGTCGGCTTGTCAAAGGGACAGCCCGGACAGCCATTCCCGGCATCAGAGTGAGTCTTGCAGAGGGCCATCAAGGAATGAGCCATGTTCTCAGGACTCATTACCTCTCCTGCGCTGGAGTTAGCCTTGCGCAGCATCGCCATCGCTTCGTCCCGCTCTTTCTGGGACTCGCAATGGATGGTGATGTCAAAGGTGTCATCGTAGACGGCCCATTTGCCATCTGCATTGCAGAACAGCATCAGTTCCTTGCTCATGCTTGGCCTCCTTCTACCACGCAGCGGTGACTAAAGCGGCATTTCCCGGTGGTTTCGTCCCGGTCGCAATCATCTGCGTCCCTGCCGGGGTACGGATGTTGACAGACATTGCAGAGCCGCAGCTCCTCACCACAGAACGGGCAGGTCGCGCTGTAGCCGTTCATCTCCACGTCCCAGACCATAACCACATCGTTATGGCAGTGCGGGCAGTCCTGTTCAATGAGAACTTCGTCCGATTCATCGAGAATCTTTTTCTCGTTCTCAGCCAGCCGCTTGAGCCAGCGTTCGTGCTTCTGCTCCACAATCTTGGTGATGGTGTCGCAAACCTCATTGGCGATATTTTCCTCATCATCGCCATCTCGCTCCTGACCAAAGAGAACGAGTGCGCAGTGAGCCACATCCTCCAGTTCTTCAATCAAATTGCTCATGGCTTCCTCCGGTGTCACCGGGGTGGGATTCACGCCGTCCAGAGCCCGGCGCATTTTTAACGCAGCCTGAGCAGCTTCCGAGCATTCCTCGGCAAGCTGGGCCAGAACCTCGGAACTGTCCAGATAGTCAACAACTCTGTCTTTTTCCATGTTCGTTTTTCTCCCTTCAATATTACTCGATGTTCCCTGTCGCATCCTCCAACTTGAATCCGCAGTAGGGGCAATATTTGAAATACCCGACAACGTGAGCACCGTACTCCCAGCCAAGACAATGATTGCAGCCATCGCAGAACACACCGTCTTTGGTTTCGGGTACATATCCACGGATGATGTGTGCCGTTGGCCGCAGCGTTTCCGGGTCGATGACCGGGGCTTTTAGCAGGTCCTCAGCCATCCCTGCAACGAGGTCTGCGGCTGCATCCTTGACCAGTCCAGCATTATAGTCCGGGAGATTGCCGGAGGCCATCAGCTTCTTGGCCTCACCTTTATTTTTAAGTGAAGCAGTCTTCCAGCCGTTGACAACCGGAATGACGTTCACCAATCGAATATCGCTCATTTCTATTTCCTTTCTTTTATGCCATCCATGCGCCCATCAGGTCATCAAATTCGCCCCAGTTGGAGCAGTGCAGCTCGCGCCGATGCTCAATCGGGATTGCGTTCCACAGGTCTATAAGTTCCACATCATACATGATAGTGTCCACCTCAAGGCTATTGTGCAGACAATATGCAGTCCAGAGGGCCAGAAGTTGATTCCGGCAGGTTTCGGTATAGAAATAGACCGTGTTGTCTTTGACGTAGCCCAGCAGGAACTCCCACTCTTTATTTTCGTTCATGCAGTCCTCCGAATTTTCTTCACAGCCTTGCTGAACCCACGATGGAGCCGTTCGTCTGCATAGACCTGCTCCACCGTATAGCCCAGAGCATCAAGCGCATCTTCCGCGTCCCCGGTGTAGCCAAACTCATGGTCAGCCAGTTCGCAGAGGAACATCTCATAAATAAACCCGGTGCCATCGGCATCACCAGCAATGGCCGACTTCAGCTCCGCGTCATGGCGGTCAAGCGTTTCGTGGAGCTTGTCGGAATCCTTCTTCTGGATGAAACCGCCACCGGGAAGTCTGAGGATTTTGTCGGTATCCTCGATGGTCAGGCCCCAGTCCTGCATCATTTCGGCAAACTGCTTGTTGCTGAACGCAAACCCCAGAGGAAGCGCGTTGACTTCCTCCTGCTGCTTGTTCATCAACTCACGATATCTGTTCATGTTGAAACTCCTTTCATTTCAGCCAGCTCTTACGGTCCTCATAGCTGTAACATCCAGTGACAATGGCCTCCACGAGTCGCTGGTAAAGGTTCAGCGCATCTTCAATTTTGGCAAACTCCTTGTGGGCGAAGTCCTTCGTTTCCCGCTTGTAAAGCTCCACACTGTACTTGTTCCCTCTCTGGGAAAAATCAACGGTGACCTTATTGTTCAGGTCCTCGGTACTCGCAATCGTGTAGTACATCACTGCTCCTCCTTATACTTTTTCCTGAGCTCAGCATAGAAATGAGCGAGGCCGGGGCCTCCTTTGCAGTACCCACGTTCCAGCTCCTTACAGCGGTCCTTTCTGAATGCAGGATAGCCGTGCTTCCAAGTGGTTTCATTCCAGTCAAGGAGAATTGAGCCGTCCGGGCAGCGGTAGACGATGTACAGTTCTTCCGACTTGCGTTCCCGCAGGGCATCGGCCAAGTCGCGCAGCATCTTGTCGATTGCTTCAGCGTCCTCCACAAGTTCGCGGGCTGTGCCGGGAACACCGTCTTTGCCACGGCTTTCAATCCATAATTCAACGTGCTCATCGACATCGAACCCATCCGCATACTCGGCAACAGATTTGGGGAAATCTGGAACATCTACGCAGATGATGAGGTCTTCTCCAGCCGGAGAATAATTCTCCAGCTCAACACGGTCATCCTCGGTATAACCGCAGACGCTCCAATCCAGCTTCTCCAGCACATCCATGTACTTCTCAGCAAGCTCTTTCATCTCACTCATCCTCCTTAATTCTGAAGTAGGCCACCACTTTGGCTTCCAGACTGTTGGGCCAGCCATCCGGGTACGGATGCTCGTACCCATCCGAAAACGGAACAATCGCTGTGGCTCTGACACCCAGCATTTCGCCCTCGTGCTGAGATGGACGGCAAGTGAACGTCTGAATCTCAACGCTGTTGCACTCCATGATTCCTGCCCGGCTGTGCTGTAACCAATCGGCATTCCAAGCCGCCTCCGGGTCATACCCGGCAGCTTTCAGATGTTCTCTAACTGTCATCATGTTTTCCTCTCCCCTGTTCAGTGCAGTTTATAGCCCTTGCCGCGATAAATAACCGCATAATCGGAAAGGCCGATTTTGAAAACATTCAAAGCAGCTTTCTCCACCCGCTTGACTCCGAGCTTGCGGCGAATGTACCGAGTCCCGATTTCGCAGGCGGACTCCGTAAAGTCCTTTTTGTTGTCAGCAGGTTTATTCGCAGTATAACGGCTGAAATGCTTTCTCTGAGCAGCTTCCGCTTCAGCTTTGGTTCCATAGAACGGTTCGCCAGCATCTATGCCCCGGCGTACAGTGCCGACCTTGTAAAATCTGTCTTCGCGCAGAACGGTCAACTTATTGTTCCAGACGGTATCGTAGCGAGAGCCGCCCTTATTCGGGAGAACGGCGGGCTCAGCTGCACCCACAACGATTTCCAGCGTGTCGAGCCAGCAGCTATCGTCCGTGCAGAACCCTCTTTTGATGAGAACGCGGAGAATGTGGTAGCCGTTGGTGAGGTCGATGTGGGCAACCTCGCCCTGACTGCCGCCCATCGTTCCTACGTTGATGGCATAGCCATTGGCCAGATAAGCGGAGACAATCTCCGTATACTTCCGATTGATTTCAGCAAAGGTCATTTTTGTTTTCCTCCTTATTGCGCGGGAAGCATCCCAGAATCCGGGTGCTTTTCGGCAGATGAATAACAATCAACTGGCCCATCCCGGAAATGTACTCAGCTTCGTACATCCGCCCATCGGTTCCCAGTGCCAGCCACGAAGAATCCTTGTCAGCAGCGCAGATACTTGCTACTTGGGTCAGGCTGGAGAGCTCGTCCACCTCAACCTGTTCAAACACCCGGCAAGCACTTTCTGCTTCCAGCACCCCATCGAATATGCCCAGTGTGAAGCTGACGGAAGTGGTCTTGAAGTCTACGGCCACCATGCCGTTCTTCATTTTGTACGCCCAGATGACCGGGGAAATTTCCACCTTGCGGCCCTGCTGGGCTGCGTAGATTTCATCCAGCGTCCCGGTCATACGTTCGCCATCCCCATAGACGGCGTTGTAGAACTTGTAGGCTTTCATGGTGCACACCTCCTCACTGAGCATCCAGTTCATCAATGATTCTGTGAGCTTCGCGGAGCGTTTTGGGATAGTGACCATTTGCGCTCAGCAGGTCTACCAAGTCACCATCTTTATAGATGAGATATGTATTGCGGGTGACTTTTCTGATTTCATATTTCTTGTAGTCAAGCATCATCATTGTAAAATCCTCCTGTTTTTTTACGGTAATATGTTGTTTTTACTATCATCATTCTACCATACCAACTTGGTAAGTTCAAGTCAAAACAGGATATTTCACAAATATTTTTGTTGAATCAACGATATATTTTATTGCACTGCACTTACCGAGTTGCCGCACACAATGCCCGGAATTTCTGGGCCGTCTCATCGGTAATTGGAGCGATTCTATCGTATCCATCTTCCCAGAGCTCATAGAGGACCACGAAGTAAGAGCCCTCTGTATCGCGGAAAAGCTCAACGTAAAACTCTTCCAGCATAGTGCTCTTATTGGTGCAGATTGATGTCGCCCTTGCTGTGTCATACACTGTGCCGCCGACCATCTGGACAACACGCGGGCTACTGTTCGCATCCGAGGTCGAAAGCTCTGCGCCGTTGGCGGTCTTCATGCTGACTTTACATCCGGTGAAGTTCAATGCCTTGGCCAGCTCATCAAAGGTGAGCGAGTTATTCTTCAGCCGTGCACTGAGGTTCTGTGGGGTCCAGCCCATATACTCGGCAAGCTCCTTCTGGGTCTTCCCGGCTCCGGCCAGTGCAGTTCGTACCATATCAGATGCCAGCATCTTTTTCCTCCTCCATCTGCTTCTTGAGTTCGGTGGCATCAATCATAATGCCGCTCGTATGTTCGGAGAGCTGTTTGGTCCACAGCTTGCCCGATTCATCCATCGAGGACTCCAGAGTATTTGCCACCGTTCTCATCGCCGTAATGACAAACGGCCAGTCTGATTCATCGTACTGGCGTGAAATATCCGCGACCTTGTTGCCGACTTCGGTAAGTGCTTCCGCAATGGTCGCATTGGCAGCATCGGCGTTTTTGGCAAGGACGGCCATCGCCGCCCGGTATGCAAAGGGCATTCTGCCATTATTCATCATCTTCCTCATCCTCCCATTTGATTGCCTGACCGCAGTAGCGACAGTATGTAACCTCATGACCATCTGGATGGGTTATGTATTCGCCGCAGGAAGGGCAGACAGCCCATCCATCCATCTCGGAGTTTTCTTCATCCGGCTCCATCGGGACCTGCTTTTTGAGAGCATCCATTCCCATCCTGCAAGCTGTGATGACAGGCTCAATGCTGTCATAATGTTCCCTGTGCTCCGGGTCCAGAATCTCGATGGCCCGCTCAAGCGTCATATTCATTTATTCATCCTCCTATACTCACTGATGGCCTCCGAGATTGCATAATCGCGGTGGTACGTCCAGCCATCATCATTGTCAATGTACTTTCGCATCAAGACTGCCGCACGCGGGATGAGCGAATTGAGAGTCGCGCGGTCAAGCCCATAGGCTTCCATAAGTTCCTCATCGGTGAACTGTGAGATATGCTCACGTACATCCTTCTCATAGTTCCGAAGCTCATACTCGGAGTAGGAGCTAACCAGCTCGCAGCCATCCAATGTTTTCGGACAGTAATCGGTGCAGCCGTCATCGTAGATACCCGGCTTCCTCCCGGTTAGGAACGGGGCCATGCAGATGCCCTGCGAGTTGAACACGCAGGTTTCGGAACAGCATTCAGTACATAGCTTCTGGCAGTGCAGTAAGCTCGTGATGCTCGCTGCATTAGAGACATCCTCGTTGCAAAGCAAGTAGGCAATGCCCTTGCTGTGCCGTTCATCAAACCAGTGCCAAATCTCCTCGCGGTCTGTACCTGCAGGAAAATCCATGAACGGCTCTTCCATCTTTTCTGTATCAGGATTCATCGGAATATCGCCAAACTGTTTCCACAGCTTTTCGAGCTGTGTATCACGCTCTCGCAAAGTTTCCATCATCAGTGCCTCCGAAATAAATTGACAATGGCCAGCCCCAGCAATGCCCCGGCCAGAGCCCAGAATCCCATGCTCAGGTAATACTCAGCATCTTCCAGCCACATAGACGCCGCCAGAAGCCATAAATGCAACTCTTCCATATCTCCACCATCCTTAATCTCCGATGCTCAAGTAGTCGGAATAAACGGTATCATCTTCCTCGCAGTAATAGTAGCTGCGGTCACCGTAGGCTTCCCAGTCGAGAAAGATAAAAACGAGTTTCTTGCCGCTCCGCATTATATCAGTGGCGGAAGGGCAAGACTTGTACTTGTGCGTTTTCAGAAACTCAAGAAGAGCTTCTTTCGATGAAAGCACAGATTTGGGAATGTCCATATAATTCCTCCTCAACAATCCCAGCACACAGCATCCGCCTCATCTGGCCGCTGCCAGTCTGGTTCTTCATCATCCATGGGCTCAGGCGGCTCCGTTATGCCGCCAAAACGGTCAAGACTGCCGGAGCAGTCATACATCGGATTCATCGCGGTCACCGTCCTCTAACATAGGATTGAGCGTTTTATCCTGTATCCCTTTCATCATCGCACCCATGCGCGTAGCGGTTTTCTCATCAAGCTCCATCGTTTCGCATCCGGGCTTAGTATCAAAAATCTGATGCTTCTGGATGAAAGCTCCGAAGAATGTCTCCTGTTCCTCTTTCCAGAGAGCGGCGTAGAACTCGAACTCAATCTGGATTTGCAGGGCTTCGGCTTCGGTGCAGGTACAGTAGAATGTGCTTCTGGCACCCTTTCCGTACTTGTAGCGGAACGCATCACGATTGGTCGCAATCTTGGCACGGAGTTGAGAAAGAAGCCTCCGCTCAAAATCGCTGTGGTATGTAAATCCATGGTCGCTGACCTCATCATCAGAAAGTGCATCAGCAGAAATCTCGTACTTCGCCAGCAGCTTATCAAGCATCGCCTGTGCATTTTCGCGCTCACCGCCAACACCGTTGTCAGCAAGGGATTTCAGCTTCTTCAGGAGTTCAAACCGTTTTTCCTGTCCATCAGCCATTGTATTCTGCCTCCTCACTCATACCAGAACGATGAGCCATCGTCTTCCCACTCACTGATGTGAGTAGCTTTGTAATCTACGCCATCAATCGTGACATACTCCGAATCGAGAGAATCCAGCTCATCGCATTCTTCAACAATTTCGATGGCGAAGACCTCATGTGTTTCTGTATTGACCATGCAGGGGGAAGTGACCGCATGGCCACCATCCCACACAGACGTGTATGATGCTTCTCGAATCACTGTTGAGCCCTCCAATCAGAACATCGTGCAGATGATGAACAGGATGAGCACGAGGTCCAGCGCGGCAATGCTGACAACCTGAATGGCCGACAGCAGCCGCTCTCGGTCTGCATCCTTCTGGCGGCGGGCGGCGCGGGTGCGCTGCTGCTTAGGGCTGTCCAGCATCCGCAGGAAGCAGTTCGGGGAGGAGCCTTTGGCCATTCTCCCACTCGTGGGTCAGGGTGGCAGCTGTCATATTCTTGTTTTCCATAATGGCTTTCCTTTCTAAACTCAAGGTGAATTGTCGTTGTGCGGTAGGTTCCCGCGACCATTTTCGTGATGCCACGAAAATGGTTTCGGCTGCTACCCATGCAGCCATCATCAGGCGGGGTTATTCAGGGCGAGTATTCCACGCTTCAATCGTTCGTTGCCTTCCCAATTCCCCGCGATGTTCATAAAAATCGCGGGTAAATGTGATGTTGCAATGCGGGCAGCGAATCCGAACGCCTTCTGTATTCGATTCAGTGATGGTCGTATGCTCCTGCCCGCAGAATGGGCACGGTTTCAGCGTTTCCTTTTTCATCGTTCATGCCTCCTTCACTTCCACGTCCTTGATGCTGTCGTCAACGTACTTGCGGCCTCTGGCGCGTTCGCAACACTTCACGAATCCGCTTACTGCATCGCGGAGGTCGTATGCCTCCCGCTTGGAGAGCAGCTCCGACTTCTCAAAAGCCGCCTTGATTTTGTTGGCCTGTGCATCTTCCATCGGGATGAACACACACGCTTCGCTGACCTCGCCGTTCTGCATGGTGTCGTAGGCAATCGTCAGATTCTTCATAGGTCAATCCTCCTTCATTGCGCATCCGCTCCAGACCGTTTCCTTAGTCCCCTTGCAGTCCCGGCAGAACCGGGTGCAGGTGAGGCACATCTTATTGGCGGTCATAAAGCGGCGCAGGTCATCATCTTCCGGTGCGTCCGCATCCAGCCACTTGTTGAAGCGGTCTGGCTCGCGCTTTTCCAATTCATCCATCAACCAGCCGCGAACCGTAGGGATGCAGGGTGAGTTGTTCGTGGTGGCTTCTTCCCACAGCTCAAGAAGTTGCGGTAGAGGCATCCGGGCCAAATCCGATTTGTCCATTTTATAATCCCTCCAAAACTTACCGACTTGGTAATTTCTTTATCATCATTCTACATTACCATCTTGGTAATGTCAAGTGAAAACGTGATATTTCACGAATAATTTTTGCGTATCAACAAGTGATTTTATTATGTTGGAGCTTACCAAAATGGTTCGTTTGACTTTCTCGGAAAACAAAAAAATCCCCCCACTTCACCTATAAAGTGCCTCGCGTGGTACGCAAGGTTTCGGTGAAGCAGGGGGATATAAAGTTCAACCTATGCTGATTCCGTGACTGATTTGGTGCATTTCGAACTGACTACAAAAAGTAGGCAGTTCAGGGTTCAGCCCAAATTCACGGTGTTCTGGACAGAATCCTTTTTGGCGGCAGCACGTTTGTTGGCGTTGATTTGAGCTTCAATGCGGGTTTCCAGATACCCGGTGGTATCGCCGTAGGTATCGTTCAGATATTTCTGTGCATCGGAGCTCAGGCTCTTGAGAGCTGCATGAATGGCTCGCTGAAGAATTTCTTTCTGCTTGGCTTCATCGAACTTACCCTCAGCCTTGAGGTCATCAACGTACTTCTGGTTCATCGCCGCGACTGCATTGGCCACAGCATCGCCAATTTCGCGGATGTACTGCCAGACCTGTTCGTTTTGGGTGCGGGCAGACAGGAAGTTGGTTGCCGCATTGATGCCGTACTTAACCAGCGCGGTCACGAGTGGGACACAGACGATAAGGACGATGTACAGAAAATCTTTCATCATGTTGCTCATAGTAAAAACTCTCCTTTCTTAGTGGACACGGCGTTTGGCCGCATTCATGGCCCGGTCACCTTCGAGGGCTTCCGGGGTAAAGCTGTTGTTTTTCCACCATGCAGGGATGGCGGCGGCGATGGTCAGGCCAGCGGAAACCAGCTGCTCCACCTGTTCGCTTTTGATAGGCAGGATGGGCTTTCCTGCTGCGCTGAGGAGCTGATTTGCCAGAGCAAGGCCCAGAGCCGCTGTGCGGGCTACGGTTGCAATAGACACGTTATTCGACATAAGTATTCTCTCCTTTCACAGGTACTTGTTAGCCCCGGAGATGGCTTTCCACGATGCAGGGCCGCAGATGCCGTCCACTTTGAGGCTGTGTTTTTCCTGAGCAATCATCAAAGCCTTGGTCGTTCCGGGACCGAAACTGCCATCCGCCTTGATTTTCAGGAGCTTCTGGAGCATGATTGTGGCCGAACGATTCGCAGCACCGGTGCAGCCCTTCTGGATGGTTGGCATCACAAAAGCATTGTAACTGGTGCTGGGGTAGCTGCCGGGCGTTGTGCAGAGCCATGTGGATTTGCCGCCGCGAGTATCGGTATGAACAAACGCGCCCTGACTGTGCCAGTAGATACCGATGCCGCCAAACCCTGCTGCCTGAGCGAGAATCCCCAACGCCACCGGGTTCACGCTACGGTCCTGCGTCCGCCAGTCTGCGGCAAGGCCATAGAGGTGACGGCTGGATTTGCTGCCTTTGACCGTTTTGCTACCGTTGTGGCGGATACAGCGATAACCGGAAGTGATTTTGATTTTCTTTCCCAGCTTATCCCGGATGGTCTGGAGTTTGCTTGCCAGCTCAGTATCGACCATCTGAGAGCCGCAGCCGCAGGGACACTGGAACTCGTACCGTTCAAAATTCTCCGTGAGCTTTGTGTGGTCATCGCGGCCAAACGTAATAACAGACATTCAGAACTCTCTCCTTTCACACAAAATCGTGCTTTTCCAGTCGTTCGTCATAGACCCGGCTGATGTTGCTGATGGCGTGGGCGCATTTGTTGTTGGGGTAATCCTCATGTGTCCGGCAGTAGGTTTCGTAGTCGTGGATGATGGAAAGAATCTCATCGAAGTGTTCTTTCGTGTGCTTGGTATCATGTACCAGCTCATCGTTGAATCTCAAAATTTGAGTTCTCAGAAGGTCAGCATTGCGCTCATCATCGGTTTGGATGTGTTCATCAAGGCGGCTTTTTAGCTCCTTGATTTCTGCCATCAAATCAGCATTGAGGGCGCGACCAATCCACTTTGCCAGAGTTGACCACGGATTGATGGGGATTTTCGATACTTCCAGCAGCGTCATAAGAATGACCGTTATACCGCTGCTGCCAAACAGAATATCTTGTAAGTTCACAACCGTTCATCTCTCCTTTCTGCCAGCTTGCAAAAAATGAGAGGAGCCCGGTGTGGGCTCCTCTGTTGGTATGGTGCAGTATTGGCAAGAACTGCACGGATATTGTTTTGCCGGAATGTAATAGCTGCGGCATTCCCCGCAGTAACCGTGGAACCCGCATTCAGGACCGCAGCTCTCATGCTGCCGGGTACAGAATTTCCCTGTCCAGTAGCGACAGCGAAACAGGTCTTTCTTCATGCAGCCTCCTCTGCGCGTACCAGAACGGTCTCGGCGCATATCTTGTCAATCAATTCTTGACTATCGACCTTTTGCAGCATTCCGACATAACCCTTGACCGTGCTCAGTGCGCGGGGCAGTGGAATCTTCCCTACCCTGTACCGATGCTGAACACCTTTCAGGTTCCGTTTGATGCTGAGCGTTGTGCTCTTCCGGATGTTGGCATGATGCGGCCACACCCGGTAGCCCACAAACTCGATTCCCTGACCGATGGGTCGGATGCAGGTTTTCCGATTCAGGTCCAGCTCCAGCACTTCCAGCAAGAAGCATTCGATGCGGTCTTTCCAAACTCGCAGTTCCTCTTTGCTGTTGTGCAGGATGATGATGTCATCCATATATCGAACGTAGTACCGTATCTTCAAGACCCGCTTGCAGAATTGGTCCAACTCGTTCAGATAGATGTTGGCAAACATCTGGCTGAGCAGATTACCTATCGGCATTCCGACATCGTAGAGCCGTTGCTCCAGAGGGACTTCCTCTGGAGCTGCACCTCTCGGCAGACCGAACGGTGTGTGCGGGCAGTCGATGATACCGTACAAAACGGCCAAAAGCCTTGCGTCTTTTATCTCTCGCGCAAGGATATTTTTCAAAATACGATGCGATACCCGGTAGAAATACTTGCTGATATCAAGTTTCAGATAGTACCAAGAACTTCCGCCCTCTTTACGAGAAACCTGCTCAGTCCAGCTTTTCAGCCGGAGCATCGCATCGAGTGGCCCTCTACCCGGTATGCAGCCATAAGAATCTTTTATGTATCCCTTGACCAGTATCGGATTGAGGACCCGGTAAATAGCCCATTGGACAACACGATGCCGAAACTCGATGGACATTATCATCCGCAGCTTCGGCTCATGGATATAAAAAATGTGATACTTTTCTATGTGGTATTTACCGCTGAGAATAGTCCATCGCAGCTCTTGGAGATTGCCCCATGCGTCATAGTTGAACGCAAGCACATCGGCTTGATACCTACGACCCTCGGTGGCTTTCTCCAGTGCGTGATACATATTCTCCATCGAAAATATCGTATTATAGACATTCTTTATTTTCATTGCTATCCTTTGAGCTCTGCGTATCACAGCTTTTGCGCATTGCTACTTGCGGTTTCCGCAGTTGTCAGCTGCTATGACCTGCCACTTCAGGAATGACACAGCTGACGGCATTTTTCTCCTGCCTTCCGGCCCAGAGCGGAAACAGGCTCCTTTATCCCCTCCGTACTGGAACAGCACCCGTGAGTGCTGAACTTCTGACAATGAGGGTAAAGCGGAGCGGAAGCCGATGTTGCCGTTCGCGTTAGAACGGGGGTTGTTGAGGTTCAGATAGAACACACCAGCTCTCGCGCCATTGTTCCAGTTGCCCCCACAAATCGGCAAACGTAGTAATACAGCCTGTTCCCGATGTGATTATTTCGGATTTTTGGCCTGTTCTTTTTGCCTCATGTTCATTTCCCGCTGATTGTTGCTCTCAATCCACTTACCCAGCATGTTGCCAATCTGGGTAAGATAGTCGTTCCAAATGAAAAACTTCTTTTCAGAAAGATACCGAAATTTATAGGATTTCTTCACATAGAACCGAAGTGTATCAAGGGCATCATCCATTTCGCGGAGCGTGGTTTTCTTGTAATGCCCTCGTTTCGCTTTGATGCAGAGGTCGATGATAACATCTATCTTGTGCTTGATGTCACTGACCAGTGCATACCGTTCATCGCGTGGAAATTGCTTTAGCGCATCATGGGCGTAATCGTACATATCGGAAATTTTTTCAAGAATTTCCATAGGGTCTTTATCAGCCATATTTTCCTCAAAAAAGCGACCGCAGGAAATCCTAAAAGGGTTTCCTGCGGTACTTCATCACATTTTCTTTATTTGACGGGCTCACTCCCGTTCGCCCATCAGAACCCAGCGATTCAGATTACAGAGATACATAAGCGGAGCGGAAGCCGAGGTGGCCGTTCGCGTTAGAACGGGGGGCGTTGAGGTTCAGACAGAACACACCAGCCCCCGCGCCAAGGTCCCAGTTGCCCCCACAAAGCGGCAAACGCTCTCCTACGCAGTCAATCCAATGACCGTCACCGCCGTAATCACC